CTAACGGAAAGAGTAAATTCGATAAGATAGTATGGATTCGAAACAACATAGAAGTAAAGGACACCAACGGTATTGGATTCTTACCAGATAGTATGGAAGATAAACTTAGACCCTTCACCGCACCTATTATGGATAAAGTAGGGGGAGAAGATGGGTATGAAATGATTAAGGATAAGATTCAAGTTGAACACTTAGGATTCCTTCGTGGACGGCAGTTCGATAATGCTATTGTTTACGTAACTGAGTGCCAAGCAAACACGAGAGACCACATAAAGTTGCTATTAGGCAGAGTCGGAAAAGATTCTGAGATTTGGTTTAACGGGGATGTGAAACAGACAGACGGTAGAAAATTTGAATATGACAACGGTATAAACGCCTTAATGGATTTAACCGGGTCTCCACTGTTCGGTCATGTCACATTAGACAAAGTCGAGAGAAGTGAAACAGCTAACTTAGCTTCACTACTAGACTTATAACATAGGAGGGTGTAAATGATAAAACAACACCAGTTAAGTATTGACATGGGTGACGGACGAGGCAAGCAGGCGTTAGACGATATAGTAGTAGCAGAAGAAGCTATTAGCTTAGGGTACGATGTATATTTTGAGGACACAAGGATAGACAGCCTGGAAGACTTACTATACGAAATCAGACGTAGTAGGCTCCAAGGGGATGAAGTAACCGAAGACGAACCGGAAGAAGAGTCAATGGTAGTTATGCCAGTACATTACATCGGTGAGCAAGGATTAGAAGTAGAAAACATCCTCCACAATTTTATACCTAGATATCAGGACGCTTATGTTGCACATAGGATTGCTTCCGCATTAGAATATCTACTTAGAGCTCCACTTAAAAACAAACAAGAAGACCTCCAAAAAGCGAAGCGAAATATTGAACAAGCGTTAGACTATATAGTCACTTATGAAAAAGATGGGTTTTTGTAACAGAGTAGTGTAGAAAAAGAAGATAGCCCTTTTGTGGTATAATATAGTTAAGAGGTGGGAACATGACAATCTTAAATATAAATTACACACGAAAGGGCTATTATCATTATGGGAAGAAAGAGAACACAAGAGGAATTCGAAAAAGAAGTACACAACGTAGTTGGAGATGAGTACACTTTTTTAGAACCGTACAAAGGGAGTAATAAAAAAACAGTAGTAAAGCACAATGTTTGTGAGTACAAGTACCAAGTAAGACCCAGCAGTTTCTTATCAAACAATGCAAGGTGTCCGAGGTGCTCTGGCAATTTAAAGAAGACCCAGGAAGAAATTGAAGAAGATTTATATGATGTTGTAGGGGACGAATATGTTTTTATAGGCACGTATAAGAATTTCAAAACGAAAATAAAAACGAAACACAGCATATGTGGACATGAATACATGGTTCGTCCCTCCTCTATCATAAAGGGAGGTAACCGTTGTCCCAAGTGTCAGAGGCGAGGAACCAAGCTGACGAACAAAGATTTTTTAGATGAATTACCAGTAGGATTTGATGACGAATTTACTTTATTGGGTGCCTACGAAGGTATTAGAAGTAAGCTATTAGTTGAGCATAGGTGTGGGTACCAGTATGAAACAACACCTGAAATTCTACTAGGAGGTTCTGGGTGCCCCAAATGCTATTTTAAGAGAAAAACCAAAACTAACGAAAAGTTTTTAGAGGAAGTCAGAGAAGTAGAAGGAGACAACTATAAATTCCTAGACCCATACAAAACACAGGTAGTCCCTCTAAGAGTCAAACACTCCAAGTGCGGTAAAGTATACTCTGTTAAACCCGTTAGGTTTTTTGACGGTAATAGATGCCCATATTGCAAGTCATCTAGAGGAGAGAAGTTAGTAAAGGACACACTCTCCGACTTAGGTATTGAGCATGAAAGGCAGTACAGTTTTCCTGACTGCAAAAACAAACATGTGTTACTATTTGATTTCGGAGTGTTACTAGAAGGTAAATTACTAGGGCTTATTGAATACGATGGAGAACAGCACTATAAGTCCGTAGAGTTCTGGGGGGGAGAGGAGACACTTAGGTATATCCAAACAAACGACTCAATAAAGAATGCTTACTGCGTAAAAAATAGTATTCCTCTCTTAAGGATACCATATTGGGAAAAAGATGATATAGGGAATCTAGTAACTAGTTTTATAGAATCTTTAATTGACAGCAAGATAGATATAAGAGAGGAGGAACTAGGATGTCAACAACAAAAAGGTTAAGTATTAGCCTGGTGTAGCAGTAATGTTACATTATTACTCTTTGAACTGCGGGGAAACCTTTAGAGACCTAGCTACCAACTTTTGGTGGAAACACACAAAAGGGATAAGGTTAACACCTTATGTAAGGTAAAAATGTTAGGTATTAGGTAACCAAAATAAACGCATCCAAGCTCCTAAGTTGAAAAATATGGAGAAGGTTCAACGACTATTCCTGAGACGGGTATGAGAAATACCAATAGAAGTAGGGCACAAGTTATAGGTGTGGGTGAGAACCCCTTAAATCGAAGCGGAGAGCTCCACTGTATAGTGGATGAAGATATAGTCTATTCTATTTGGAAAGCAGATAGATGCCCCAAAATAGGGGCTGTTACAGCCTAACGAGCTGTGATGAATGCAAAGTAAATGTAGGCAACACGGACCGATATTACAACATTAACTTAATGAAGAGTGCGGACATAGAGAGAAAGATTAAGATTCACAGACTAAACGAAGATAAGATAGAGAAAGAAATGGATACACTAGAGAAACGCTCAAGGCACTTGCCACTTAGGGACACTAAAGAGTACTTAATTTATCAGGAAAAATATACAAACGATAAACTGATTCGGAAAGTTATCTCTCATGGAGGTTCAGTGAGTTACTACACAACCAGTGTCGTTCCTTATTACGTACTTACTCAACTAGCGAACCACACCGATAGTGAGGTCGTGTATTCAATTAAGAAGGAGTACACAGACAGAGAAAGAGAAAACATAGAGTTATGCTACATGGCAACAAAAGTAATCATAGACTGTCCCATGGTGATACCTGATATGAGTCCGTATGACTTGCTGTTCGCATTGCATGATTTAAAAACCAATGTAGACAAAGTTCAACTCTCGTTCCCTCCGCTAAAGGAAATAGGAGAGAGACACAAAGAATACTATGAGTTAAGGGACGGGAAGTACCATGTCAAACCTCACTACAAGTACATGTTTTTCGAATACATACAGCACTCCTTATCTTTATGGAAAATGAATATATGGTTAGTGAGCTCGGACGAAGTAGATTACGAAGCACTACAAAGACTTATCGACAAAGCAAAACGGAAGAGAAGCCCCAAGAAGAAAAAGAAGGGGGCAAGCGTAAATGTCTAAGCAAGCAAATAGAAACGACATTGCAAGGAACATCTCCAGACTCACAGGGTACTCTATCAAAGATATCACAGAGGTTCTGAAAGCTGAAGATGAGGTTATAGCGTTTCTGGTAGAAGAAGGGTATGAGATTAAGAAACACAAACTCTATAAACTATCTATAGAAACAAAGAAAGAAAAAAAAGCATATGACGGACTGAACAAGAGGTATTACACAATACCAGAGAAGAAGGTCGTCAAAATTAAACCACTTTCACAACTACAACAGGCTATTGATAGATTGAACGAGCGTATCGAGGACGAAGGAGAATAGATTTCTCCTTTTTTCTTTTTCTCGCTTGACTTTCTTCAAAATGTATGATACACTTTAGTAGACATCAAGAGAGGTGGTTTTTTTATTGAGTAAAAAGATACTAATATTACTAGAACACTTACGAGTAGAACACACTATCCAACACAGAGACGGCAGTATGACGGTGGATTTCTTGTCAAGTGGTATGGGAGCGTTACTAAAGAGGAAGTTGAAGGGTGCAGGAATTGACATGAGCAATGTCGATGTTGAATATGTGTACCCTACCATACCAGAACCAAAGAGTATAGACAACAAGACAAAGAAACCAATCAGTTACAAAGATGTACCAATGAAAGAGTTCAACAAGAGGTACCCGGACTTAGACAGGTTTATTGTCAGCAAAGGTTATGATATGGTAATCCCTACTGGACGGATGGGGTGTAAATACTTACTCAACCAAGTTTCCATTACAAAGCTACAAGGGGTACCTGAAGAGAAGTCTATCGAACTGGAAACAGGAGAGAAACATGATTTCTGGGTCTTCCCGATGTTTTCAATGGAGTATATCGACTTTAAGAAGAACGCAGAGCTATTGTACGATGCTTCGCTTAACACATTGAAGACCTTCCTAGACGAAGGAGATACAGCATTCCAACCTTCAGAAGTTACATACGATTACTTAGATACAATGGAAGCTATACGAAACTACTTCAAGTTTATCAAAGATAATAAACTTGTCACCGCATGGGACTTGGAGACGAACACCCTAAGAGCGGACATGCCAGGAGCTAAACCTATTGTAATCTCTATCACTCATGCAGAGAACCAAGGGGTCACCATACCACTAGAACATAAGGAACATCAGTGGGAAGAAGAAGAGTTAGAAGAGATAAAAGGACTCATCAGAGACTATGTAGCTGACCCTGAACTGATTAAAGTACTTCAAGGTGGTAGGTATGACATACGCTTCCTAATGCTAGTATATGGGTTTAAAGAATTTGAAAAGAATCTGGATACGAAAGTAGCTTACTACTTAACAGTATCACAAGAGGAAACTAAATCCTTTAAACTAACCGACCTTGCCTATGAGATGACGGACATGGGAGGATACGACAAGCCTTTAGAAGAGTGGAAGGCGAACTACATTAAAGAGTATGGGGCAGAGCATAAAAAGAATCCGGTGAATGATGTAGACGGAAGTAACTTTAGTTATGAGTGGTTCCCTCTTAAAGATGTACTGGCTCCTTATGCAAGTGGGGACGTAGATGCCACACTCAGAATCCACAACAACCTAATGGAACGAATTAACACAAGTCAAAAGTGGGTGGACTTGTACTTCAACTTCTATCCTCGACTAATAGTGGCTTTGGCTCAAGCAGAGGCGAATGGGTTACAAGCGGATATAGATTACCTAAATAACCTCAAAGAAGTGTACCCACAAGAGTTGGAAAGAATCATTGAAGCTATACGGAAAACTCCACAAGTACAGCAGTTAGAGGAAGAGAATAGAGAACTCTATGAGATAGGCTTAAAAGAGTGGGCTAAACCTAAAGCTGAGAGAGACCCTGAACTAGCTAAGCTAAGAGATAAGTACAAAAAGAAATTAGAGTTTAACCCAAAATCACCAGATGATAAGGGGAGACTACTATTCGATATTATCGGAGCAAGACCTCCCGTAAATAAAGAGACAGTGAAAGACAGTGCGTCAAACAAGTCAGAGCATGAGATTGAGTGGACAGACTACAAGACTGATAAGAATATGATTGCTTGGATACACGAGAACCTAAAGGGGTATGAGGAGCTAACTGAGTTACTAACACAGTATTCCCAAGTATCTACTTTGATGAGTACCTTCGTTACTGGACTGTCCAACGCAGTTAATCCAATAACTAATAGAGTACATGGAACATTTAATGAAACAGGTACAGCCACAAGTAGGTTGTCAAGTAGCAGTCCGAATTTACAAAATATTCCCAAGTCTCACCAAGAGGTAGACAAGTTTGATTACAAGTACCCTATCAAACGAATATTTACATCTAGGTTCGATGGAGGAGCAATACTTCAAGCCGACTATTCAGCCCTGGAAATGAGAATACTGGGACTTATCGCAAAAGACCCGGGAATGACAGAAGCTTTCCTAGAAGGAAAAGATTTACATAAGAATACAGCCTCTATCGTATTTGGTAAACCGGAAGAAGAGATATCCAAAGACGAACGTGATGCAAGTAAAAGCATCGCATTTGGAATTATATATGGGGAACAACCGTTCTCATTAGCACCAAAGTTAGGAATAAGTGTACCTGAAGCGGAGGAACTATTTGATAAGTTCTTCAAAGAGAAACCTCAAATTAAGCAGTTTATCGAAGATACTCATAAGTTCTTAGATGATAATGGTTTTGTAGAGACAATGCAAGGTCACAGACGTATTCTAAGAGACGTATGGGGTAACAAGCAAGCTAAATCAGGAGCATACAGGCAATCAGTAAACACGATAATACAAGGAACTGGAGCCTACCTGACAAACTTCTCAGTGATACTTATACAGGATTACTTGAGAACACGCAACAAAGAATCTAAACTGGTAGCTACCGTACACGATAGTATTGTAATTGATATGCACCCAGATGAGATTGAAGAGATTACACAGATTACTAAATTGATTATGGAAAACTTACCTATTGACTTCCTAAACTTCGAGCGGGGAGGGCAATTACTCCGGTACCCAATCACTGCGGATGTAGAGATAGGGAGCTCGTATAAAGACTTAGTCGATTACGACCCAGAACTCTTCAAACAGTTCAGGACAGCAAAAGGTTACATTAACTACCTGAAAGACAAATCAACACTGCAAGACTACTTCGCCAGTAAGAAGATAAACGAAGAGCAACTAGAAGAAGGGATTCGCATTATTGATTCACAGCTTGAAGCATACAAACAGCAATAAGGAAGGGAGACAAGTGGATGGTAGACATCAGGGTGAATGATTTAGACTTCACTACAATCCGGATAATAGACGCTAACGGAAGCTTCACTGAATACGAGATGCAAGACGTACTCAATATCAATGAACACAACTTAGCGGAAGAGATTCGGATGCAACCTAGTAAGTATGTGTATTGGAGTTCGATACTGGAACAACTTAGAGGGTATTTAGAATCCGCAGAGTTAGCAGAAGAGAAACTGAAGGCAGAGTTATATGAAGTGGCTAGGGATACCCTCATTGCAGGGGGTACTCCTAAGCCTACAAAAGACCAGATAGATTCTTGGATTCTACGGCAAGATAGTTTCACAGAAGCAAAGAATAACACATTAGCTTATCGGAAATTCGTTAAGCAATTATCATTTGTTGTGAAATCACTGGAACAAAGGCACTCGATGCTAGTACAACTCAGTGCACTCAAGCGAGACCAACTAGAATACGAACGGCATTTAAAAAACTATTAGAGGAGGAAATTTATGATATTAACAATAGCATTAATGTTTTATGTGATTATGCTTCTGATTGGGCTGAATGGTATGGCACATAACCCGGTAACTATGTATAGAGGGGCAACAGATATAGATAGATTCGTGGATATAAAAGAGCTTAAAAGAATGTCTCTGGGGGTAGTATCATTCTTCGCAATATTCCAATTTGTGCTACCTTTAGTACAGCACTTTTTTATTGCGAGACTGCCCTTATACCTATTTATCACACTAGTTACCTATATCGCATTAAACCTGAAGGAGATGGTTGAGGGGTTCGCAGAGTTACACCAAACAGAAGACGAAATAAAAGAAAATATGCTGAAGAAAGCATTAGAGTTCGAGCAGACTAGAAAAGGTAAAGTAAAGTACTATGGGAGTTACACCCTGTTTATAGTTCTAAGACTCATCATTGTTGGAGGCTTAATAAATATCTTGTTTTTCTAGGGGAATAAGTCAAAAAGGGCTTGACTTATGGTATAATACATGGTAGACTATTAATAGGTACAAAATAACTAAACAAAAGGGAGACATGCTAATATGGCTAGTTTTATGGATGAATTGCAACGAGAAATGGATAGAGTAAACAAAGGAAGTAACAACAACGAAGAGGTGAATGCCCCTTATAAACACTTGGAGCATGAGAGTCTATACTTCAATAAGGATAACCCATCACACACAGTAAGAATCTTACCACCGGCTAACGGACAATTCTTCGCTAAAGAGTTCAGAGAAATCTTCTTGAAAGCTCGTAATAAGAATGGGAAAGATGTAAAAGTTGTGCCAGTAGTAGGCTCTAACCAAACACCTGAAAACTCTGAGTTCTTAAGAAACTTAGTTGAATGGCAACAAAAAGGGTTACTTCCAGATAACTACGGAGGACAACAGAAACTAGCTAGTCGTTACTTCGTTAACGCAGTGAATATCGTAGTAGACCAGACAGGGAGTCCTGTAATGGAACGAGACCAGTATGGTAACTTAGTAGTAAGGTTGTTGAAACTTCCTACATCAGCGTACCAACAGATTCTAAGTAAGTTAGCTGACCCAATGTTAAACCCAGGAGAAGAAGAGTATGGATTTATTGGGGTAAACAATGCTTACCCAGTTAAGATTACTCGACCTGCACCAGGGGGAATGACATATGGCGTAGACGTATACTCTAACAAACCTTTAGGACCTTTACCTCAAGGATGGGAAAACTCGGTAGAAGACTTAGAGTACCAAGCTACCCCAACGGAAGAGTACGACCATACATACTTACCTTACTTAATCGACATTCTGAATGGTAACGAAGATAATCGTACCAACCAATCAGGAGCGTCTGACGTACAAGGAAGTCAAACAGCTACTGCACCACCTACACAAAGTTTTAACCAAGCACCACAGCAAAGTCAGCAACAACAACAGTCTTACCAAGCACCAACTCAACAGCAACAAAGTAATGCCCAGTGGGCTCCGCAACAGAACACACCACAAGCCCCACAACAGAACTTTAACCAAGCACCACAACAGGCGTATCAAGCTCCACAGCAACAGCAACAATTTTACCAAGCACCAACTCAACAACCACAGGCTCCACAACAATCTACACCTCCACCTGCACCCGCACCTTCTGCACCTCAACCACAAGGTAACGCAGGAAACGGTTCAACACAAAGTGTAGATGACGTACTAAGCAAACTACAACAAGGATTCAATAATTAGTAGAAGTTGGGGGAGAGCAATCTCCCCTTATCTTTGTATTTGTATAATAGGAGGAATTTGATTTGGCACGTAAAAGACAAAGTGATAAGAAGCCAGTAAACGCTATTGATTTAGGTCAGAGCATGGGACTAACCCTTATGACTGATTCTACAGCATCCCACGTATCCGATTGGATACCAACAATGATTCCTGAGTTTGACTACATACTAGGTGGAGGGATACCTCTAGGACGAGTGACGGAAATTTTTGGAAAAGAAGC